TGGTATTTTATAAGGTCGATTTCTTAACTGTTCGATTGTCATTTTTTCCATTTTATTTTTTCCTTTTTTTTGTTTCCTTATTATTATTTTGATAGTCTTATTTTTTCTATGTGCGATATTGTCACAGTTGTTCTGTAACAACTTCAACAGAATACCCCATTGTTTTAATTTCCTGGATCTCTTCTCTGTCAAATGTTCTTTTTCTCATTAATCTTGAAAATGAAGTTGAAATTTTGCATTTTGGATAAATTCTCTCAACACCATAAACATTTTTAATTGATACTTTGATTTCCATTATTTACCCCCTTTCAACTCAACAAATGTTTTTAAATCGTTTTTAATAAAATCTTTTAAAACAGTTAATTTAGAAATATTAAATTGTCTTAATATTAATCTAAATACTGTTGCTTGATCTTCAATATTTTCAATATCATAAAATATTCTATCAAGATCATTAACAAGATCATTTTTTTCTAATTGTTTTTTTTCTAAATGGTTCATTTTGTTTTTTTCCTTTACTGTTTAATTTAACTTATAAGGGTAACTTAAAGATATAATTAAAAATTATAACATGACAGATTGACGCATAATAATTGTGGCTAGATTGTGGCACAGCTCAATTGTTTATTGGTCCAGGAATTGGAATTGAAAATAGAAATAATTTACTATCCAAAAACAAAGAGATCATTTTTTGTTTTACGCATTATGACTATCGGCTTTGAATTTTAAAATTTTATTAATGATAAGAAAAAGTTATCAATAGTAATATTTTAAATTATATCCTTTTTGTCTAAAAAATGGTGTAAGTTTGTCTAAATTAAGGCACCCCTATACCCCAGATTTTACCTGCGATGTTATACATATATATACATGGATAATTTCAACAGACACACAGACACCTAGCCACTTATACAAAAACACTTTTTTGTTTTATTTTTTTTCAAATATACTACATATGGTATATGGCTTATCTAGACACAGACGATTTTGATTGTATTGCATTTATAGATGAAAAAACTAATGCAGTAACAGTTAAATTTATAGGCATACCTAACAAACAATCTGCAGAATTATTTATAAATTATGTAATGGTTACTTTAGGAGTAGATTTTAGACCACTAGATCATACTGATAAATCAAAAATGATACATTAATGAATATCAAAATACCATACACACCAAGAAAACATCAAGCATATTTACATAAACAGATTAACAACCATAGGTGGAGTGTACTAGTTTGCCATAGAAGGTTCGGTAAAACAGTATGCATGATCAACCATCTAATAAAATCTGCCTTAATGTGTCCACATAAGAACCCAAGATTTGCATACATAGCTCCTACATTCAAGCAAGCTAAAAGCATTGCTTGGGATTACATGAAACAGTTTACTGATAAAATCCCATTAACAAAGTTCAATGAAACAGAATTAAGAGTAGATCTACCTAATGGTGCTAGAATAACATTACTTGGTGCAGAAAACTCTGATGGGTTAAGAGGTATCTACCTGGATGGCTGCGTTATAGATGAGTACGCAAACATCGATGGAAAGTTATTTGCAGAGATAATTAGACCAGCTCTATCAGATCGTAAAGGCTATTGTGTATTTATAGGTACACCTGCTGGAATGAACAACAATTTCTATGATTTATATCAACACGCAAATGGTGCAGAAGATTGGTTTAACTACAAAGCTAAAGCAAGCGAAACAAAGATAGTAGACCAGGAAGAGTTAGATAAAGCAAAAGAAGTTATGGGTGAAAAAAAGTATATGCAAGAGTTTGAGTGTGATTGGATAGCAAACATAGAAGGCGCAATCTATGGAGAAGAAATAGCAAAACTAGATGATAGTAAACAACTAACTAGAGTTCCCTACGATCCCACTTTGCCTGTCTCAACTGCCTGGGATCTTGGTGTTGCAGACCACAGTAGTATTATATTTTTTCAACAGAAAGGTACTTCAGTACAGATAATAGATTACCATGAAGAAAGAGGTCATGGCTTACCTCATTATATTCAGTTGCTAAACGAAAAACCTTACATATACAAAGATCATTACGCACCACATGACATTGATGTACAAGAGTTCGGCAATGGTAAAACCAGAAGAGAGATTGCATATCAGTTAGGAGTTAGGTTTAAGGTAGTACCGAAGCTACCAGTAGAAGAAGGTATTCATGCAGTAACAATGTTATTGAACAGATGTTGGTTTGATACAGACCATTGCAAAAAGTTAATAGATGCGTTAAGACATTATCATAGGAAGTATGTAGACAAGAATAGAATGTTTAGATCAAAGCCTGTACATGATTGGAGCAGCCATGCGTGTGATAGCATGAGGTATCTAGCTGTTGGTTTACAAGAAATTAATACTAGACAAACTGCGCCACAAAGTGTAGCAGATAATAACTATAGGATTATATAATTATGGGTTCAATATTATCACCAAAACCACCAGCATTGCCACCACCACCAACTCCTGTTGAGCCACCAGAGCCAACAATTTCTCCAGAGGAACAAGCAAAAATTGATAAAGAGCAAGCTGCAATTCAAAGAAGAAGAAGAGGTAGAAAATCTACAATACTTACTGGACCACTTGGTATACAAGAATCTAAAGAAACAAAATTAAAAACTTTATTAGGAGATTAATATGTTAGATAAAATAAAAAAAGTTATAAAAAAAATAAAACCTACTACAAAAAAAACAGAAAAAAAATTTAACAACATGAATGATTTACAGAATGGTATAGCAGTAAACAGAGAATTAAAATCTGAAAATTTATCTGAAACCAAATCTGAAACTAAATCATCTTTAACATTTGGTAAGTAATGGGATCTAATAGTTCATCTGGTGGTGGAGGAGGAGGTGGTGGAAACCAACAGGCTAAGGCTAGAAGGCTAATGACAACCACTCCTAATTATGGAAAACCAAAAACAAAATCTGTAACTGCTGGAACATTATCTGATCCAAGAGAGAAAGATGATACTGCTGCTAAACTAGATTTGTTTAGAAACCAGGGTGCAACAAATATTAAAAACACTCCTATGATTGGAGCAGGTGCTATTTTAAAACCAGTATTTCAAGCTGGATCAAAAGTAACTAGAGATTATTTTACAAAAAATGTTTTAGGTAAAGGTGGATACAAAGGAACTAGTAAACAAGATTTTGAAAAAATGAGCAGATCAGCTCAAGAGTCTATGTACAAAGGTTATATCACAGGAAGAACTTCTGGTAAAACAGATACTATGGGTAGAGAAATACAATCAACAGGTAATAATAGTGAAAATGTAATCGTACAATCTACACCTGTTGAAACAACTGCTGCAACATCAACTGCACCAACTACTGCAGAAGTTTCGCAAGCAACAGCTACAAAAGCAGAAGATCCTATTCAATTAAGAAAAAGAAAAACAAAAGCCAGAGGAAGAACTCCTACTATTCTTACAGGAGTAAAAGGTGTAAGAGATACAGGTTTAACTTTAGGTATACCAAGTTTGTTAGGAAGATAACATGGCACAATCAGAAAAAGCAAAAATTTTATTATCAAGATTTGATAGACTAAAAACTCAAAGACAAAATTGGGAAAGTCATTGGCAAGAAGTTGCAGATTATATGCAACCAAGAAAAGCAGATGTAACAAAGTCAAGATCTAAAGGTGATAAAAGAACAGAACTTATTTTTGATGGATCACCATTACAATCAGTAGAATTATTATCGGCATCACTTCATGGTATGCTAACTAATCCGTCAACACCTTGGTTCTCTTTAAAATTTAAAGATCAAGGAATGGAAGGAGAAGATGAAGCAAAAGCATGGTTAGAGTCTGCTACAGAAGTTATGTACTCTGCATTTAATCAATCAAACTTCCAACAAGAAATATTTGAACTGTATCATGATCTAATTACCTTTGGTACTGCAGCAATGTTTATAGAAGAAGATGAAGAAGATAATTTAAAATTTTCTACAAGACACATAAATGAAATTTATATTTCAGAAAATGATAAAGGTAGAATAGATACAGTATTTAGAAAGTTTAAAATATCTGCAAGAGCTGCAATACAAAAGTTTGGTAATGTATCAACTAACATTGCAGTTATAGCAAAAAAAGATCCTTACCAAGAAGTAGAAATACTTCACGCAGTTTATCCTAGATCTGATTTTAATCCTACAAAACAAGACAAAGAAAATATGCCTTTTGAATCTGTTTACTTAGATGCAGAATCTGGAGACGAATTATCTGTATCTGGATTTAGAGAGTTTCCTTTTGTAGTACCAAGATACCCTTTCCTTCTTCT